TATTTGAATTACAAAGAGTATATGTAGATTATTTAAAAGCACCTCAATTTATAAGATTAACACAATCAGAAGTAGATGAAGTAGAAGATAAGTCACAATTAATAGAATTCCCAGATTATGTTTGTCAAGAGATTGTAAATGAACTTACTAAATTATTAATGGAAAATGGTAGTGATCCTAGATTACAAACTAATATCCCTGTTAGTCAAAGTATAGCTTCTCCACAACAAGAGCAACAACCAAGAAAATAGAGATTATCCCTTCTAGGGATTTAAAAAGATTCAAGATGGAAGAAAAGTCTTTCCTCTAATAACATTAAAATAAAATAAAAAAATATGTTTCAATTTACAACAGAAACCATCGTTAACTCGAATGTAGATTCATCAGGAAAAGCAAAATTCAGTGGTGCAAATAGTACTTTTTCAGTATTAAGAGCTGGAAATTTTAAGAAATCAGAAGTAATTAGTCTTTACAAACACCCAGCATCTGCTGCAGTTACAGAAACTTATATTGCAACAATTCCTATAGTAGCTATTGGCAAAGTTTATCGTCTTGTAATAGATGCTAAACTTTCTGGATCTGCTAATTCTGAGTGGGCAAATGAGTTTGTTCATCGTTCTAAAACCTTTAATTATGAAGTTATAGCTACTGCTACTACTCCTAATGACTTAGTAGCTGCTTTTAAAGTAGTTATTGATAAAGAAATGAATATGTCAGGGTTTACTCATTTTACTATTACTAATAATACAGCAGGTGCTTTTACTTTGACTGCTAGTAATGAGTATATTCGTTTTAAATCTGTAGAAGTTCAATTATTACTTGATGGTGTAGCTGACCCAATAACTGGTGCTATTTTAACTGGCTATAATAATTATACTAAACTAGTATTAACTAATATTGGGGGAGTAAAAGGAGCTCAAGGATTTGGCACAACTACATGGTTGACTAAAAACTTACGCCTTCCAACTATTGATCGTACTAATTATACTGCAATTGGACAAGATGAATTACCTCAAGCAGGTGGTACTTATAACCAATATACTATCACTACATCTACAGCTCGTGGATTTTCTGGTATGGGTGCAGTAGGTCAATCATTAACATCAGTTACAACTCATGTATTCTATGTATTAGACGGAAATGCTACTACATTTAATGGCAATACTGCAAATGTAGTTACTGAATTTGAAACTGCTATGACGGATGCAGGATTAACTGATTTAATTACAATCTCTGGTTCTATAGGATTAGTAATTTCAGGAGATGCAACGATTACTAAACCTGCAACTGGTACTTCTACTACACAATATACAGTTACTGGGGCTACAGGAGTAGTTTCTTGGACTAATACCACATTAGATGGGGTTACAACTGCAAATACTACTGGTATTTTAAGTGTAACAAGTGCTGCTACGACTGGTACTACTACTATTACTGCATCTGATGCAGGAACAGGTAAAACTGCTACTTTTGTAGTTACAATTGCATAGTCATAAATTTCTTTCTAATTAACCCAATAAAAATGGCGGACGTTCAAATTCGTTCGCCATTTTTTATTTAACATAATACTAATAAGTATGATAGTAACAAAACTGGCTTCTGCCATCATGAATGATATATTAGGTGGGCTTGGTGGGATTACATCTACTCCAGCTATATCTCTATCTCAACTAGAGGATGATTGTGTAGATTGCCGTCTACAAATAATAAAGGAGTATTCTATAAAGAATTTACTTCCTAGAAAAGATTTAATGGATTCTATAAATTGTATACAAGTAGATTGTTTAAGTTTAGACAAGTGTTGTATATCTACTAGAATTCATAGTAAACCCATAGCTCACTTTGAACTCCCACAACTCTTAAATGATTTTGGTGATGAAGCAATTGAATTTATAGGTAGTACAGATAAAATGGTACATTTTAAAGCTTATACAAGTAAGATGTTTAAATATCACAAAGATAAGTTTAGAGGTAGTAATCGCCCCTATGTTTATATTGAAACAACTCCTAATATAAATAACATGTATGATGCATGGATATTTAATGCACCATTATTAAAACAACTTACTGTAATAGGGATATTTAAAGATCCTAGACAAGTGGAAGAATATGCATGTTGTTCAGAAGATTCTGATAACATGACTTTTATTAATATGGAAGTTAAAAAAAGATTAACAGAACTTAAAATTAGATATTATAGACAAATGTTAGCTCAACCTACTCCAAATAATCAAATTCCTAAATAGAAATGAATAATAATTTAAAATTTTATACAGCATACTCACATCTTTATGATGTTTATGGATTAGAAATAAATGAGGATATGTTTGAGACTTTAGGGATGATTGCTTGAAATAAAATTGGAAATAAACAATCAAGAATATATCAAGTACAACTTATTCCAGAAGCAGATCAATACAGTGGGTGAACTGTGTGTCTTCCTTGTAATGTAGATGAAATAGAAGCAGTTACTGCAAATTATGAGGATTATCAAAAGACTAGCTCTACACAAAACTATCCTGGAATGATAAGTATGCCTACAGAGAATCACATTGAATTTGAAAAGTATGGGACAAATGATTTATATATGTCTGGAAAATTCATTAAATACAGACAAACCGGAGATTCATTATATTTTACAGAACCTTATAATGTAGTAAATATATTATATAAAGGTGTATATGCTGACGAAGATGGCCTTCCATATTTAAATATAAAAGAAGTAGATGCAATAGCTTTATATTGTGTTACTACTATTGGATTTAAAAAAGCTAGGGCAACACATGATCAAGGTACTATGCAAATGGCTACATTTGATAAACAACAATGGGATAAAGCTTGTAGTGCGGCCAGGATACCACAAAATGTATCACAAAATGATATGAATAAAGTACTGGATGCGCAGACGTCTTGGGCAAGAAAATCATACGGGAAATCTTATAAACCTATCCAGTAAATTATGAATTATGCAACAGGATATGGAATAACCCCAAAAGATTTATATATAACCTTTAAAAGAGAAAATATAACTACACCACTTGCTCAATTATGGGATAGAAGTAAACCAAAAGTATGTGCTACAGTATTTATTTTTACCATGTTTCAAATCCTTAATGATATAATAGATAATAATGTAATCTTTAAACTTCCTGTAAATACAGAAGCATATATAGAAATGAATACTGTTAAAGGAGAGGACTTTAAAAAAGCTAGACAAAATGGGGCATTTGAAGATATAAATTTAGCTAGTTCTAATTTTAAAGGAAATCAATTACATTATAGATATAGATTAAAAGAAAGATGAAAAACTAAGCCAATAAAAGTTAGTAAAGTTTTAAAGAATAAAATTACTGAACATACTAATAATGGTAAAAATTATAGTTAATGGTAAAAACAATTGATGATTATGTACAGATAACTTGTGAGAGATTTCCACAATTATCTGAAAAAGAAATTAAAAAAATCCTTACATTTGGTTTTAGAATGTATCATTACATAAACAAACTTGGATGTGATATGCTTATAAAAGATGATGTAACTCTTAAATATACAATGTTCACTGGAGAATTAGGATATGATGCATTAAAACATTATACTAGAGGATTATTTAAATGAAGGATGAAAGAGAGAATGTTGTATAGATTAAGAAAAGAACGTTGAGATGGTTATTACTACTTAGGATTAAGAGAAGACGAACATTTAGAAGTTCAAAAACAGATTGCAAATAAAACAAGAAAAAATATAGAATTAACCCATGCATTTTTTTATAAATTATATAAAGAAATAACACATGATCATTCTGTTAAGCATATATATAAAATAAAATACCCAATGCAATGTGGTTATAAATTTTACATGACAAAATATAAAGTAAACCTATTCCTTACTCCATTTGAATATGTAGGGGAAAATGAAATAAAAGTATGAAACGACAACAAATAATAAATATATATGAGTAAAGGAGAAGCAGTTAATAACGATATAATGCAAATATATATTGGACATGTATATAAAATTACTAATAATGTAAATGGAAAAGTATATATAGGAGAAACTATAAGAGGTATTAAAAAAAGATTTAAAGACCATTGTGTAGATGCTTTTGCTAATAATAGTCACCAAAGTTTTCATTTCTATAGAGCAATTAGGAAATATGGAATTGATAGTTTTTCTATAGAGGAGTTACAAGAAGTATCACATATTGATAGAAAAAAAGTAAAAGAATTAATTCTAAAATTAGAAGAAGAATATATTTTAAAGTATGATAGTTTTAATAATGGATATAATAGTAATACTGGGGGAAGACACCCTTTAGAAGTAAGTACTAAGACTAGAGAATTACAAAGCACGATAAAAAAAGAAAATCCAAATACTTATATAAATATTGCCATAGCTAAACAAAAATCTATAGAAAGCAGAATAAAAGGTATTATATGCTATAACTATGAAACAGGCGAGTTGATAAATCAATTTGACTCTTTAGCAGAAGGAGCTTTATTTTATAATATTGATAGAAGTGGAATATGTAAAGTTTGTAAAAAAACTAAGAATTTTTTAGGAAAAATTGGGGAAATAAAATTAACTTGGAGATATAGTAATGATCCTTATAGTCTCGATTATAAAATAAAAGTATATGATGAACTAGGAAATTTACTAGATAAATTTATAAATTTGAAAAGTGCAGCAAAAAAGCATAATATTAAATGCCCAGAGACTATACAAAGATGTTGTGATGGAATAAAAAATTTTACAGGTAGAGTCCATGGGGAAAGATTAGTATGAAGATATATTAACGATAATTTTAAAAGAGATGAGTAAAGGAATAGCTATATCGAGTTTTACAGGAGGACTTATTTCTGACTTAAATGCCATAACAACTCCTCCATCAGTTTTAACATATGCAGAGAATGGGACTCTCTTAACATTTAATGGAAATGAGTTAGTATTACAGAATGATATGGGCAATACTGATTTAAATAATCCTATATTAAATCCTAATAATCTTATAGATGGAAATAAGGTACAATTATCAGAAGGATTTATACCTGTAGGAGTAAAAGATCATGGTGGTATTATTTATATAGTTTCACATAATCCTTCCTCAAAAGAAACAGAAATAGGGAGTTTTCCTGGGCCTAAGTTTATAAATGGAACTCCAATTGAAGAAACACCAAATGAGGCAACTTCTCTAGCGATTGAAAATACAACTAATACTTTAAATATTGGAAAAGTATACCAACTAACTACTTCAGAGATTAAACCTGGGGATTATTTTGTAATGCAGGTACCTTTGACAATGGCTGGTGGAAATACAGATAGTGTTTCAGATTATGATACAAGAAAATTTTATTCCCCACGTTTAATTAATATAGATAGTAATAATAGAGATATTACAAGTAAATTTACTAGACAAGAATATCTAAATAGTACCAATCCGTATTGATTTTTACCAACAGATTTAGGAAGTAATTTATTAGCTTCTTATATAGCTGTTAATAAAGCTAAAGTATATCCATTCAACTTAAAAAGGGGGAGATTAGGGATACGTTTTGATTTAGAAGATATTGATAGTTTTAAACTTACAAATACCAATAATACATATTTTCCAGTATTAACTGCTCAAAGTGCAGGCTCTTCTCCAGCTTATACATTAACTTTTCCAAAGTTTGAGGTAGTAGAACTAAGTGAATTTAAAGTAAATAGAATAGAAATAACTTATAAAATATATAATAACTTAGACCCAACTGAAACAACTATAATTGGATATACAAAAACTAATTTATTTGATATGTTAGATGCAAACTTAACAAAATCTCCAGTAGACTCAATAACAAAAATAACAACAATAACCCCCAATTTAACTCCGACTTTAAATTTTACAACTAGTAAGAATTTTACAATAGAATATACTATCACAGCATTTGATACAAGATATGAAAGAGAATTTGACAATCATATTATTTTTGCTAAAATTGATTTAAGTAAAGACCCAAATGAATGGGAGAGCCTTCCTCAGTATGCTATTGTTCAAAAATATAATTATCCACAGAAAATTAATGGTAATAGTGATCAAATTGATTATTTTTTTAAGTTAAATACAACTCAAACACAAAGTAGTGTTGTTTATAATGACGATCCACCAATTGGGATTTTTACTGTAGACTTAAATTCATCTAATAAAATACAAAATATTAATTGAGTTAAACCTAAATCTACAGAGATATATATAAATTCTGATATATTTATAAGAAATGAATTAGATAGAGATTCTGATGGAAGTACCTTTGAAACAAGTCTCCATACAATAGAAAATGCCTTAACTAATACCCAACTAAATATAATAACCCAACACGAAAGAAATGTTGGGGATACTACCCAGTGGGTAGGAGCAAATATCCTTACATTTGGAAGCACTATTTCAGATACAGAAAGAATCTCTGATGATACATCTAATTTAATAAATACGATTACTCCGTATTTATATACAAGTACAACTCCTTTTTATGTACGTCTTTTTGCAAGTGCAAGAACTTACTCTGATACAAGTACATCCTTTCTAGTTATGCTAGCACGTATGAAAGAAGTTTCAGTACAAGTTTCTAACTCAACTGGATACAATATATCTCCAGTTATAGGTAAATATCAATTAATAAAAGGAGTTACTACCCCAATGTCCACATTTGGTGGGTCTTTAACTAAAGCCCATTTAAATTTGAATGATGAACTTTGACCAACAACTGTATGAACTGGTGATGCTGCAGGAAATATTGGTATGACATCTTTTAATACTACTAAAAATGGTTTTAATATAATAGGACATAGTTCTGGGGATGATACACTTTCAAAGGAGATAAATTCACTAGTTAAAAATATTTACTATGTTTTATCTTTTTATAGTCTTGGAAGTATTAGTGTAACTTTAGATGGGGATTATCCTATAACCAAATCCTCTAGTAACTGAGTTTTAAATAATTATTATTTCTTAAAAACTACAACTACAGTGAGTACATTATCTTTTGAAAGCTTAATTGGGGATGCTTATATAAGAAATGTATCAATTAGAGAAAAATTAATACAAGACTCAACTACTCCAGAGTATTATCAAGATGTACAATGTTATTCAGAAAATATAGATATTGTAGTATCAAAGGTAGGAGGAACTGTAATTACTAAAAATGAAGGTATATATCTACCATATCCAAATTGCAATTTTACAGGATTTTATGATTTAGATACATCTCCTGGAGTAATAAATACACAAACAATAAATGGAACATTATACACAATTAGAAAATAATGAACGGACTACCAACACTTAGTATAACTACAACTGCATATATACAAAAAAATGCAGAAAAAGGGAGTTTAATTAATAATTATGTTCCTTTTAAAAATTTAGTGGATGATTTAGGAGTTATTAATGATTTTAAAACATCTAAATTACAAATAGATATAAATACACCTATTAATATAGAAATACAAGATTCCTTTGATGGCAGTGTTAATTTAATTCTAAATAATGATAAAGAACAACCAAAACTTATAAATTCAAGATTCTCTGTAGAAGAAGGTAATACATTTTCAATTCCTGACCATAAAGGTAATAGAGATTCTAATTTGTATGAAGATTTACAATTAAACTTAGACACACGTCTTTATAAAACTATAAATAAAATACCTACTCTTACATTTAATGGGTTGTCAGAAAGTGGTAAAATGAAATGTGGGAGTTATCATTTTTATTTTAAATTAGCAGATAATGATGGAAATGAAACAGATTTTATATCAGAATCAGGCTTAGTAGTTTGTCATATAGGAAATTATAAAGACCCAGGCTCAGTAAGAATGGGGATGGTTGACGAGAATGCTGGAAAATCTATTAGTTTTACATTATCTAATTTAGATAGCTCTTATGACTTTATTAAAGTTTATTATACAAGAACTACTTCTGATAATTCACAACAAGATGTAATTACAGCACACTATATAGATAGTAAATTCCCTATAAATGGAGAGTCTTTTAATTTATCTATAACAGGTACTGAAATACATAATGATATAGCTTTATCTGAAATAAATATTCTATATGAATTAGTAAATACAGTTAAATCTCAAGCACAAGTTCAAGGAATGATGTTTTTTGGAAATGTAAATAAAGTTACAATTCCTTATAATATTTTAGAAAAAGAAAGTCTTAATTTTTTACCTTCTATTGTACAAAGCAATAGTATAGGAAATTTAGATAATAATTATTTAGATATATCTGGTAGAGAATCTTATGAATATTACAACCCATATAATTTATATTATAATTTAGGATATTGACCAGAAGAATACTATAGATTTGGAATTGTGTATATTCTAAATGATTATACCCTATCTCCTGTATTTAATACTAGAGGATTAGATTTATCTGAAACTACAGCTTATACAGAGATACCTCATATACCAACACCAACTTTAATAAATCCCCAAATAAATGAAGACGGTTTTATAGAACAAGGGAAGCTTGTATTTGAAAATGCAAAAGGTATAGTAAAAATTCCTAAATTAATAAATTTAGGAACTACAGGAACTCCAATATGAACCTCTATTATAACCCCTAATGGGGTAAAACCTTGGGGAATTCAATTTACAAACTCAAATATAACAAAATTAAAAGAGTATACAAAAGGATTCTTTATAGTAAGACAAGAACGTACCCCAACTATTTATGCACAAGGGTTATCTATAGCTAAAACTAAAAATGATTATGGAAATATACCAGTAGTTACTAAAAATACTGGGTATTTTACACAGAGTTTTTTAAAGTCAGATAGAAATTTAGGAGAGGAATTTATTAATATAACTCCTTCTAAATTAGATAAAAAAGCAGCTATTGTTCCTGAAGCAGAGATAAGAGCCCCATTATTTAATCAATTATTTACATCATCTGAGTATAAAATAAGTTATGTAACAACTCCAAGTGTATCTATAATACTAGAGCAAAGTGGAAATAATTTTTATTTAAAAGATTCAATTGCTACAAATAACTCTAAAGATTTACTAACACATAAATTAACTATGATAAATGATGGAGTAGTATTGACAACTAATGGAGATGATTACTTCTCAGCAAGAGCAGGAGAGGCAGAAGAAGCTTGGCAAAATATAAATGTTTCTTCTTTATGAACAACTATAGGAACAGAAAATAAAGTAAATACTGCATTAACAGAAAGTACTAATTTAGTTAGAGGATTATTTGGAACTTATGTGGGAATGGATAAAGAATTACCTTTTGGCACTATATTTAATATACGTCCAAATGACTATTCTGAAGAAAAAAACTACATCCTTACAATGTTTAAAACTCGTATGGACTCTTCCGAACCTTACATGGCTGCAAGTGATAGAATATCTTGGGAAAGTTTTAGTACATATATAAATACATATAGAGGAGATTGTTTTATTGGGAATTTCTCACATAGAATGCATAGAAATTTTATTGACCCAAATCTTCCAACAAATACTAAAATAATAGATAAAAAAACATGGGCTAAAAATTATGTAGTATGAGCTGATCAAACAGCTAATACTCAAGAAGGAAATGTGGGAATAAATAGAGTAATAAGTTCATTTGCTTTAAAAAAGGGAGAATCCTTTGGGGCTTTACCTACTATAGATAATACAAATTTAGCTGCCGATGAACCACCAAGAGAAAGTTTAGGTACATTATTTAAATCTATCACAACTGGGATAAATGACTTTTTTGCTGATAATACAGATATAATACAGGTAAGAGGATTAGACAAAATAAATAGAGCTGATGTAAATGCAGTTCCTCTTGGGCATTGGGTTACATTTAAAGTTATGTCAAATATAAATCTTTCAATGAGAGATATAGATTTTAATAATCCTGCAGAAGAAGCTATTCATGGGAAGAAAAGGGGGTTTTATCCTTTGCAAGCTATGGATCCTAATGATAGTTTATCAGAAAGTAATATTATTAATGGAGGAGCAAATGTAACTTTATCTAAACGCCATAATTTTATAGTCCCAGATGTTCCATTTATTAAAAACTATTTTGGTAATAGAATTTTATATTCTGACATAGCTACAACAGATGCTTTTAAAAATGGATATAGAGTATTTTCAGCAGGACATTATAGAGATTATACTAAAACTTACGGAAGTATTGTTGATATGAAAGAGTGGTATGGAAATTTATTTGTAACTATGGAACATGGTTGTTTACTTATTCCAGTTAATGAAAGAGCTATTGCAGGAGAAGGTCAAGGAGGTAATGTTTATATTAATACAAGTAATGTGCTTCCTGAAAATTCTAAAGTTATATCTGATTTATTTGGAAGTACTTGACAAGAGTCTGTAATTAAAACTAAGACAGGAATTTATGGAATTGATACAGTTGCTAAAAAGATTTGAAAAGCAGCACCAAATGAAGGAGGTAGTATGTCTCTAGAATGTATATCTGATTTAAAAGTCCAAAGATTTTTAAATGAAAATATAGATTTAAAAGAATCTGATAAACTTTTTTATAGTAAAACAAAGGAATGGAATCTATGTTACAATGAAAATTTAGAAAAGTTTATTACATATTATTCTTGAACTCCTTCGCATTCTGCTAATATTAATAATGTATTTTTTAGTTTAGATAAAAAAGTTAGTAAAAATATTTATGATAATTTAGTTATTAACGCAACTGTAAATGAAAGTAGTAATCTTTATGGATTTGGAAATAGAAGCACAAAACAACTAATAGCTGGCAAAAAATATACATTTAGTTTTAACGGCAACATATTAAATGCAACAGCTAATAGAAATTTACTATGCCAAATATACATAGGAGATCAGTATATATCTGAATCTTTAACTACTACTGATAACTCTACAAAATCTCTTACTTTTACATCTCCAATTACAGGAATAGGTTATTTAAATGCTCATTATTATCCAAGTATACCAGAGAATACTTCAGGCTCTGTACATTTAAATTGATATAAAGTAGAAGAAGGGGAAATTGCTACTTCTTATGATCCAGTGAAACTATGAAAACACGGACAATCAGGAATATATGATAATCAAGGGAAAATCTTCCCAACTAATTGATATGGAAATCAAGAGCCTTTTTCCTTTGAATTTGTAGTTACAGAGAATCCTTCTATACAAAAGATTTATAATAATTTAAAGCTAATTTCTAATAAAGCTGAACCAAGTTCATTTGAATTTGAGGTAGTTGGAGAAGGTTATGAGTGGTTTGATTATAAAGATATAATTGTTTGGATAGATACTAATAAAGTACCATTGGGAGTTTTAGCAGGCAGTAATGGAGAAACAGACCCTTTAAGAAAAGCTTATAAATATGTTTTAGGTAAAACACAAGGAGACTTAAAAGCATTAACAACTACAACTAGTTTTCCAGCGTTATTTAATAAACCAGATGATTATAAAATACCAAAACTTCCTTACATTCCTAGAAAAAGATATGTAAATCCTACAGATGTAGCATATTCAATTGGAAAAGATAATTATGAATTAAATACTTCTAATACAAGTTTAGTAACAGATAATCTTTTAAGTGAAGATAAAGTACATACGATTGTTGGGATATAGAAATTAAGCCAATTAATTTTAAATATGCTTATTTAAGTGGTGGTGTTTTGAAACTTACAGATAATGGGAAAGAAGCAAGAATTAGAGATAAATATGTAAAAATAAGAGTTAATTATTCTGGAAAGGATTTAGCTATTATACAAGCAATAAGAACATCATTTACACAAAGTTATAGTTAGAGTATATGGGATATAAAAGAAATAGTATAACAGGGGAGTATGAATATACTTTAGACTCCCTTGTTAATAATAGTGGGTTAAGTATTAATAAAAACCCTAAGTACTTAACAAGTAATTTAGATATTTTTGGGAGAGCTAAAGACCAAATTACAGGGTTTACTAGCTCTTTGATGGGTGGAAGCGCTGGAGGAGCAAGTGGTATGGATTTTAGTTCCTTAATGGGAAGTGGATCTCCTCAAACTTCAACATTACCTACATCTACAAGTACACAAGGACAAGGGATTAATAAATTACCAGAAATAAAAATGTCAAAAGCATCTACAGCTCCTTTAAAATCATTAGACCCAACTACTGGCCTAGCTTTAGATAAAAATATACCTTCTATGAAAGTTGGAGATACAAGTGGAGGATTAATGAGTTCTATAGGAGGAGGTACTGCTAGTAAAAGTGGGGGTATGGATTTTGGAAATATGTTTAAAAGTATTTCTGGAGGAGGTGCTGGTGCAACAGGAGGTAGTCCAACAGCTTTAATTGGTCAAGGTATAGATGCAGTTGCAAATATTATTCCGGAAGCTAATAATAACCAATTATCCCAGAAAATAAATAAAGGGCAAGATATTATATCAGATACTTTAATGAAAACTGGGAGTCCAGAAGCTATGACAGTTGCGGCAGTTATGAAAGGGGCTAAAGTAGTCAATCGAGGATTAGCATATGCAACTGGTGGAGCTACTACAATCGACAATGCTAGTAATAATATGGATGCAATATTAAGTTCAGACATACTAGGGATTACCCCTATTGGATTAGCTAACTCATTGCTTGGCACAAAAGTTAAAGGTTCTTCTAAAGAATTGGCTAGTAAGGCTAAAAACTCTTCTTATGGGGACTCTTTAGATATAGGCAAAACTAAAGTTGGGGCAGTAACATCTGAATTTAAGAATTTAGCTAATTTTGCTGGAGATGTATTTAGAGGTGGTAATATCGCAGGGGCATGAGGTAAAGCACATGATAATAGTATGATTAAAAATAGGGAAAATGCTGTAAGAGACACTAACATTGAAAATTGAAATAAAAGTGAAGTTATAAGAAAGCAAAATCAAAGGTTAAGTGCAGTTAACCCACAAAATACAGGGTGGACTAATCAAAAAACACTTCAAAATTTTAGACCTGATAATATATTACTTTCTAAACAAGGGAGTAAACTAGAGAAATTAAAAGAATTTAAATCTAATAAAAAAGTAAAAGGTATTCCTGTAATTAAAGGCAAAGAAGAGTTAAATGATCCTCAAGGTTCTTTAACTGCAAATAATGCTAGAGATTTTGATAGTGGTGGTTTTAAAGTACTATTGGAAAAGAAGGTATGGAAATTCAAGAAAAGAATGTTATACCTAGTGGAGCTTTACATGCACATAAACACAACCTATTAGATGAAGGTGGTGAAATGACTAAAAAAGGAATTCCAGTTATTACAACAGCAAAAGAAGGAGATATCTTAGATGAAGAAACTGAAGAGAAGGCAAAAGGCGGAGAGATAATTCAACATGCTGAGATTGAAAAAGAGGAGATAATTTTAACTTTAACTCTTACTCAAAAAATTGAAGAATTTAGAAAAGATGGTAGTAAAGAAGCTATGATTAAAGCTGGAGAACTCCTTGCTAAAGAAATAATGGAAAATACTGAAGATAATACAGGATTAATAGAAAAATTGACTGATAATGAAAATTAAAATAGGAGAAAAAACCTTTGATGTAAAGGTTATGGAAACTGAGGAAGAAAAAGAAAGTGGGCTCCAAGGAGTTCACTACTTACCAGATAATGAGGGGATGCTCTTTGTATATGATGACGAAGAAGAAGAGATTTCTTTTTGAATGCAGGATACACCTCTTCCTTTAGATGTAATATTTATAAATGAAGATTATGAAGTTACTTCTGTACATAAAGGTGAGCCAAATACAGAAACACCTATGACAGGTCAATCTGTTAAATTTGTATTAGAACTTAATGAAGACTCAGGTATAAAAATTGGTGATGAATTAGAATTTCCAGATGATAAAGAATCTAAAAGTAAAATGATGGTTCTTAATGAGCATGGGGAAACACAAATGGAATTAGATGGTGGGGAAAGAATATTTTCAAGACCCAACACTAAAACATTAATTAAGATGGCTAATAAAGCTTATAACTCTAAAAAAGAATCTGATTATAAAGCTTTAGGTAATAAAGTTTTTAAATTCCTAGAACAACAAGATAAAAATACCCCTCAGTACGTATCTAGTCCTGATAAAAAAGAATAATAATGAAATACTATTTTATATTAATAAATTTCATTATCTTTGCAATTGTATACAAAATTAATAATCTTTAAAGAAACAACAAGATGGCATTAAAAATGAAAAGAAAATTCCAGGAAGGTGGTCAAATGGATCCTTCACAACAAGCTGCAGAACAAGGGCAACCAGAACAAGGTGGGGCTCAAGGAGCTGCGCCAGAAGAGCAAATTGCTCAAATGGCACAACAAATTATACAACAATTAGGGCCAGAAGCTACAACTATGTTAGTACAAATGCTAACTGAAATGTTACAAGGTGGTGGTCAAGAGGCTGCTCCACAAGAAGCACCTGTATATAAAAGAGGTGGTAATATAGTTCGCAGAATTCGCTAGATTAAACAAATAAAGAAAGGGAAGTAAAAATCCCTTTTTTTATTTTCTAAATGCGAACCAATTAATATGAAAATAAAAATGGATATGACTTTAAAAATGTCCAAACCAATAATACAATTTAAGGACGGAAAACAGATTAAGTTTTGAGAAAGTTCTAAATCAGCTGAAAAAGAAGGAGGATTTAATCCGTCTTCTATTAGAGATGTATGTATAGGAAGAAGGAATACACACAAAGGATTTGAGTGAAAATATAGTGATGAAGATGATATTTTTTCTCAAAAAAATGGCAATATAGGTGTTAAAAAACCCATACAATGTACTTATGAAAATGGAGAAGTAATAGTTTTTGAATCAAAACATGATGCTTCAATAAAACTAAACTTAAAAGAAACAACGATACAAAATATTGTATTAAATAAAACAAAACAGAAAAAACTTTTTACTCTAAAGTATTACATATATGGGACAAATTAAAAAATTACAAGTAGGAACTACTAATGGAGGGATACAAAAAGTAGAAACTCCACAAACTTTAAGTTACAAAGGTGTGACTTTTGATAAGAAATCTCTTATAGATAATTATAAAAATTATCTAAAAACTACTGCACAAAATAATGTTGCTGGATTTAGCAAAGCAGATCAATTTGGAGATATTGATAAACATTTAAACAATCGGATAAATACATTATATGCTTCAAAAGAAATACCTGAAAATGCAAATTTTACAACTGCTCCTACAGATATTAATCCAATAATGGGGTTTAATAAATTTCTTAATCCAAGTGATACTTCTAAATCACAACAATTTGAAAGTGAAGCTTTTTATAATTTCATGGATAAATCTGCAGAGTTAAATAAGCAAACTTCTATTCCTGCAGGAACGGAATCTACAGATAAATTTCATGCATTTCATTCTATAAAAGGACATCTTTTAGATAGTGATTTTGGCGGAAGTGAGCAAGGGTTTAATGCTGCTTGAAACTCTAAACAATTAGACCAAGCAACTAAGCTTAGAAAAGTTAAAGATGCTATTAAAAGTGAAATAACTAATCTTAAAACAGCTGGAAATAAAGAAGTAATTGGGATAACTCCAGGAGTTAAAGCCTTACTTGATGCTCAAGGGGATAAGTATTTACAAGACATAGAAGGAGCTGATTTACAAGGTCTTAGAAATATTACTAGTAAATTAGGAATGAATGCTGAAGTGGATGAACTTCTTGCAGAAGTGCCTTTAACAGAAGAAGAAAAAATTGCAAAAATAGCAAGTGATGAAGCAGCAGCAAATTTACATCAAGCAAATCTTGCACAACATGCTAAATATGTTGCATGGAAAGAGTCACAAAAAAAATTATTTGCTGATAATGCTAAAAGATTAACTTTAAGAGACCAACTTCGTTTAAGAGATAAGAATGCAGCAATAGCAAAACTGAATGCAATTAAAGCTGGTAAATCAGGGGGAGCTTCAATAGGAGGAGTTGGTACTGGCCCTAATGGAGAATGGACTGCCGCTGATTATCTAGATGCAACTGCACTAGCAGGAGATGTAGCTAGTTTTGGTGGAACTGGTTTTGCTATTGGGGGAGGTTTAACTTCTACATTAGCTACACTAGGGTCTGATATCCTTAGAGGACATGGTGTAGGAGAGACTCTAGGAAATGTAGGTATGAATCTAGGTTTTACTGCACTAGCTCTTATTCCTGGAATGGCATCACTGAAAGTAGCAAGTAAAGCTGCTAAATTAGTAAATAAAGCAGTAAAGGCTGAAAAGATTGCTGCAGAAACAATAAAAGTGTTAGAAGTTGCAAAAGAATCTGGCAAAGTTTTAAATGCTACAGAGAGGTTGGCAAAATTAAATGCCATGAAAGTATTAAAAGAAACAGCTAAAATAAAATCAGAAGCTGGGACAGCTGCTAAAATCACTTCAAAATTAGGCGGAGGAGCTGAAAAAGTTGGGGGGTTAGCACAAAAAGGTTTAGATGTATTACCAGGATCTAGAGTTGTAAATAAAGTTGGAACTGCTATAGGGTCAGCACTAGAAAGTGGTGTAGGTAAAAAAGTTGGCCATTTAGCACAAGTTGCTGGTGTAGGGCTAGGAGTTAATGCAGGATACAATGCTTATCAATCTATGAAAGATAAAGAACTTAAAGATGTTAATATTAATGATTTAAGAAATGTGTTATATGCTGGAATGGCTGCTAAGGGTCTTAAAGGTAGAATTGAAAAAGGCGCAGCACATAATAAAGTTGCAATTGAGACTCCAACTAGAGCAGTTGAACCACATAAAGTAACTTTATCTAATGATAAAACTTTAGAAGGTCTAAATGTAGGGAAAGAAATAAAAATAACTGATTTAAAAACTTCAGATATTGCTATAAAAGAACATTTTTCTAAACCTATTGCAGAAAGAGAGACTATACTTAAAACTGCAGTACCTGAATCCCCAGAATTTATAAAGGCAACTAAGGAATTAGCTTTATTAATTGAGGGGGAGAAAAATGCTAAGTTAAAATTTACCTCTAACGTTGCAGAGCAAGCTAAAGAAAAACTTGGTGGATTAAAAGAAAAAGTTAAAAAACTTACAGCAGGTAAAGAATGGAAATTAAAAACAGAACCAGATAAAGGATCATGACACTCAGACTCTTATCAACAAAAACAAATTGATAAATATAAAGGAAAAGAGTCTATCACTAAAGGAGTTACTGATAGAGAAGAAAAATTAAATAAATTATTAGGAAATTTAACAGAAGGAAAACGCGGGGGAATTCAAGAAAAATGAGATGCAAGGACAAAACCAGCTATAAATCCCACTAAAGTAGCAGCCACATCTGAAACTTATGTAAAGCCAAAAGAGTTTAAACAAAATGTTAGTAAACGAACTAATCCAATTAAACCTATTAGTGAAGTAACTAAAAAGCAAAATAAAATAGCAGCTAAGAAATATTTAGCAACTCTTAAAGAATCTAAAAAAATTAAAAAGAATGAACAAGGTGGTATAATGAAATTTGAAGTACCAACTCAACCAATAACTTATGGGGGCACTACTCCTTTAGATAAATATAATGTAAAAGCTAAAAAAGGATATATTCCTTATTCTTCTAATGTATTAAACTCTAAAATATTTGCTAGTAAAGGTAATTATACTCCTGAATTTACAACATGAAGAACTGGATTAAACCAAGATTGGTATAATAAATATGAAGGAGCAATTAATACAAGATTAAGAGAAGCTGGTAGTACTTATAAATTAAAAGGGTTAGAAGATTTAAGATTGAAACTTTCTGATAAAATGGAAGGACCAATACATGATATAGCCTATGGAGTAGATAAACCTAATACTTTACCGGAAGTGATAATTACTGGTAAAAAACCAGAAGTAGTTACATCTCCTGCTGGGTCTTCTACTTTTGTAAGTCCAACTCCTAAGACAACACCAACTGGGAAATCATTAAATATACCAGATCCAACTAATTTAATAAATACAATTGCTGGGGTAAATTCTAATAATAGGCAAACTAGAAAAGCACTTGGAGCATTACGTCCTGTATTAGGAACAGCCCCAGAAGTAGTAGCCCCTCAAAAAAATTGAGCAACTACAAAAGGAGCTTATTATCAAAATGCTACTAATTTAAACCAAAAAGGTAATATGGAAGCAAAAGGAACTTCAGACGCAAATCTTGGAGTTGCTGCTAGAATGCAAGCATATATGGGAGGTTTAGATGAGAAAAGTAAAGGTAATTTATATGCTGCTGGAGTTATTGATGAAAATAATGCTGCTACAACTAATGCTGGTAATATAAATAGTCAATCTAGAAATCAAATGGCATTTCAAAATTTACAAGCTATCCAAGCAAATAGATTACAGGGAGTTCAATTAGAAAATCAAAATGATAATCAAAATACAGAAGCATGGAATAAACTTAGGTCTTCTTATAAAGATGATAGAGAGAAAGCAGCAATTGCTACTCAAAAATATGATTTAAATAAACAAAGACAAGATTATTGAACTGCTGGTCAAGCTAAATTAAAACCTTATCAAACTGCAATTGAAGCTGATTATGGTACAAGTGGAGAGAATTATAAAAATTCTAATGAATGAAAAGATTATAATCAAAGACAATTAGCTGCTGGCTCTGATGCAGCATTAAAATATGATTGAAATTCTGATAAAAATCCTTTATATAAAATTTATACAACTAGAATGGAGGGTTTAAATAAAACTTATTCAGATGCTTATAAGAAATTTGGGGAAGATTATGAACAATTTGATAGAAATCTAGATTCAAGGCCTTATACTGGTGGCTTTAATGTTAAAATCCCTCAAATTTTTCAAAAAAGACAAGCAGTTTATAAAAATGGGGGTAAACTTACAGCTAGAGAAAAATATAAATTAGAACTTTTAAAAATTAAAAGCAAAGCATCTGCAAATGATGATAAAATATATCAAAAAGCTGTAGATAATCATGAAAAACAAAAATCAGCTAATAAATTAAATAAAAGTTCTGAACAAGAAAAAGTACTATTATTAAAAACAGCTTTAGGACAGAAAAAATAATATGAGATTAAATATAAGTAAATTACAACAAGGTGGAGAATTAGTGTCGTTAGTAACGCCACTAATTACTCAATCTAGAACAAGTGATCCTACAGCAGGAGAAAATACTTCTTCTGCTGTAGGAGGAGCTTCTTCAGAAAAAGAAGGAAGTGGTATTGAGCTCCTCTCTAAAGAGGTTATTAATACTCTTATGAAAGAAGGATTACCAGGAGAAGTAGATAGTTTTATTTCTAAACTTAAACAAGCAGAAGGTGGTGGGCCTTTTAATAAAGGGTATGATAGAAATAAAATGTATGAACTTGCGTCAATGGCTTCTAAAATTACACAAAATGCCAATCTTATGAAAGAAGCTACATCTAAAGCATATGCAAATGGTGGTCTAGATGCAGTAGCTGTTTCTACTACTGGAAATATGTATGTTAGGGATGAAAAAGGGGAATTATCTATAATGAGTATATCAGATTTTAGTAAAAAACGTGATAAATATGCTGCATTAACTGTAAATGAATTATCTAAAGCAAGAAGATTTGATAATAGATTTGCCTTTAATAATGAAGTTATGACTACTATTCAAAATGCTCGTGGAATTGGAGAAATATCAAAAAAACTTACAGATTTTATAAAGCAAGTTGGAGAAGATACACAAACAAGTAATGCTTATCAAACAAGAGGAGATTATGAAAGTGCTTATAATACAGGGAAGTCTGCTCTTGGAGGTAAAAAACCTACATCAGTAGAAAGAGCAGGCTTAAAAGAATTAAGTAATATGTATCAAAGAATGGGGCAAGATGGAACATTTGATGTTACTACAAGTACTACATCTAAAAAAGCACATGTGCAAGAAGCTTCTGCATATCTTCTATCGACTTTAAGTAAATCAGAGGTGGATGCTTTAAGGGCACAATCTGCTGTTAATGGTTATGGTTTTGGCCCACAAGAATTAATTAAATTAGCTTTTAGTACAATGTCAGACACTAGTTATACTTCTAAAATAGATTTTCAAAAACCAGCAGCAGGAGCAGGAGATGGTTCTTCTGAGGGTAGTGGTAAAGGTTATAATATGGGGGTTTTAGAAACACTTTTAGAGGGTAATTTAAATAGAGAAGATCTCACTTTTACTAATCCAGAAGACCCTAAATTTACTATGACATTTAAGGGCTCTACTACAGGACAGATGACAGGTTTGGATAATAAACCAATGCAACCTAATATACTTAGAAAAATTCTTGATAACAAAGAACAAACTGGAATTGGGGCTTTAATTGATAGGGAACATATGTGATTTGGGGGAAAACAAATTAAAAATTTTAATTTAGACCAAATTGTAGCTGAAGGAGGTAAAATGGCAAAAGCCTGAATACCTGTGGATAATAATGGAAACCCTGATTTTACTAAACTAACACAATTTACAGAAGCAGAGAAATTTATAAAATCTAAAGGAATTAAAGATCAAAATGGTAAAAATAAAGTATATTCTGATCATGGTTTAGATATTGCTGTAGATAAAAATGGAGTAATTACAGAAAATTCAGAAGTCAAAGAATTTTTAGTATTAAATGGAGCTACTTCAAATAAAAACGGAGGAGTTGGGGATAATAACATATATAGTTATGAACCTAGTAGTAAATTTCAATCCAATGAGAAAAAAGTATTAGAAACTATATTTACATCAAAAGAAAATGGACTTTCTTACCCAGATGGGTGGTGAGGATATGGAATGAGTAATGTAGTAAAAGCTCCAATACTTTTAAAATTAAATAAATCATCTAAAAATGATTTATCAAGTCTATCTGGGCATGGTCCAAAAGTACAATCACAAACAACAAGTGATAGAATACTTTCACAAACACAACAAGGAAATACAATGAGTTCTTCTTTACTAACCCAATAATAATGGAAATAACAAAACCAAACGACATATTTATAGCAACAATTACTAACCCAAATGCATCTCTTTTAGATTTACATCAAATGGGTGCAAATTCTGCTAATACTGGGTTTTTATCAATGGATGATTATAAAAAATCTAAATTTGTACAAGAAACCTTTACTAATAAAGATACAGGTAAATTTGACGATACTACTTTTAAAGCAGTGTATACTAAAGCAGCACAGTCATATGATGATATGACAAGTGCTAATGCTGTTAGTAATATGAAAAAAGAGATAGAATATGATCCAGGTAGTTTATATGCTCCTTTAAATTCTAAAAAACGAGATGTATCTATAACATTAGAAAAAATTAAAAATCCTTTTCAAGAACAAATAGGTTGGGAAGGAATAAATAAAAAATCAGAAAATTCTCTAAGTAATAGAGAGTTAGCCCAAAAATCTCAAATATTTGACACTGAAACAGGTAAATTTAGAAATGAATCCGCAGATAATTTAGGTTTATTTAAAAGTTTATTTTCTGAGCCATTAGTGTATGCTAAATATGAAGAGGATGGTACACATTTAGATCCTGATAGTGGTAGAATGGTAAAACACAAAAAAGGAGAAAATAAACTAAATGCAGATGGAGATTTATATACAGAAACTCTTGGAAAAAGAGAGATATATGGGAAAGAGATAGTAGTATCTAGCGATACCTTAACTAAAGAAGGAACTTGATTAAATAAAATAGATTTTTTTGACTCTGATGATAGAGAAAAATCCATAACTGGATCTGTATTTAAATTAGCCGCTACAATTGCCCCATATTTAATCTTAGGGGGTAAAGGAAAAGTATTATGGGGAGGTGTAAACGCTGCTATAGGATTGGCTTCTGCTCTTCCAACTTTTTATAAAATGGCTGAAAGTATACTAACTGGAGAAGATGATTTAAATAAAACTAGTTCATTGTTTAAAGGAGCTACAAGTATTGAAAGTGCATTTGCTAGATATGCTGGAAGTAAATCAGACTATGCATCAGAAAGTATGTTTAATATAGAGCAAGCAGGTCAATTAGTTGGGGATGTATTTACTCAAATATATGAACAAAGAGCAATGGCTTCATTGTCTACTCTTTTTAAAAGTAAAAATCTTTCTAAATTAGAGAGTGACGAAGTTAATAGATTTACCCAAAAATATGCCCAAGAATTTATGGAAGCTTCTGAAAAGGGTCTAATAAAAGATCCTAAAGCATTCTATAAACAAATGATAGAGATGAACCCTGTTATGAAAAAGATTGGAGAGAAACAATCTAAATTAGCAAGGGACTTATCTTTGGGGTATATGACTTTATCAACTACTTCTGATATTTATGGAGCTGCTATAGAAGGAGGTTATGATAGAAGAACAGCTGGGGTAGCAGGGTTATTAGCTGCTGCAGGTCAGCAAGCTATTATGACTAATAATGTTATGAGTAAGTGATTTCTAGATGAAACTGTTGGATTTAATGAAAATGCCAATAGAAGTTTATTAAAAAATGCTCTTAAACCAGAAATGGAAAGATTAGACAAAGCTATAAAACTTATGGATATAAATAAAGTTGCTGGAAAAGAAGCTTTAAAAGGATCTATAAAAAGTATAAAGAACTCTATAACTTCTACATTTGAAAATGCACTAGATGGAAGTGAGGCATACTGAAAAGCTGCATTGGTTGAAGGTGCAGAAGAAGTAACAGAACAAATGGTTATGGATGCTACTAAAGGTATAATTGATACAGCTTCTTGGTTAGGAATAACCAAAAAGAAAAATGAAACAGATGTAGGATTTGGAGGTTTAAATAATGTATTTTCTAAACAAGGATTTGAGACATATGTAATGTCTTTAGTTGGTGGTGCTCTTGGGGGCCCAATGTTTAAATTTAATGAAAATGTAATTGAGAAAAGTGCTAAACCAAAAGAACATAAAGATTTAACATATTTAGTAGCTAATGGTCATTTAGATGATTTAATTAAAATGACTGAACGAACTAGAAAAGCTGGTAATAGTAATTTATCCCCTACAATAACAACTATTGATGGAAAAGAATTATTCTTAGCAGCTGAAAAAGGACAATCTCAAGCTGATATAGTTGCAGATGCTACTATTCATTATCTTAAATATTTAGATGGAATTCTTAATCAAGAGGACTTAAAACAAGATGATGATTCTTTGTTTAAAAAAGCCATGCTTAACAATGTAACAGTTCCTTTATTACAAGAATCTGGAATACATAAACTTGTAATAGATGATTTTGCAAATTTAAGTGCAGATGTAGTAACACTTAGAGGAGAATTGGATAAATTAGACCCTAAAGATGAAAATAGAAAAAAATTAGAAGGTCAATTAAAAGAAAAAAGGGATGAGGTACAAGGTTTTTTAAATGGAGATAATTATGAACAATACTTAAAAGAAAGTTTATTTTACTTAAAAAAATCTGTACATGAGTCATTCTCTAATTTAGATATTGATTCTTATAGTATTCATACTTATGGGAAATCTTTTAATGATTTAGAAACTGAAGGTGAAGGATTAACAAAAGCAAAGGTAGAGAAAGCATATAAAGAGTTTGTTGACAAGACAGACTTAAGACCTTATCTTAAAACACTTGTATCTGCATATACTGATTTACAAGAAAAATTTTCAACTGCTGGAAAAGATTATGTAGAGAATAATTATTCAGAAGCTCGTAAACAAGTATATGAAAAAGTTCTAAACCTTGTTGGGCAAGCAGGTCTTCCTACAGCTATTAAAAATGAAGATTTTAAAACATTTATTGAAGATGTTACTAGTACAGCATTTAAAGGCGGATTGGATAATATTAATTTAAATGGACTTTTAAATATAGAATTAAGCGATTATTTAGAGAAAGAAGGGTTATTAAACTTTTCTGAATTTACTTTTGATGAAGAAACTAATAACTCTGAAAAAGAACATGCTAAAAAATTAATTGATGAATATGCCTCTAAAATTCCTTTACAAGAATTAAATATTCCGACAATACAAAAAATAATAGATGAGGTAAATTTTTCTAGAAATGCTGCTGTAGATAAAGAAAAAAATGTTGAAGGAGAAGAAGTTAAATATAAAGCTGCTAATGTAAAACTAAATAAATCTTCAAAAGATGCAAAAATAGATGAGATAGAACTTAATAGACAAACAGAAAAATTAAGTCACTCTATTTCTAGTACTGTACAAGATGATGGCACAGTATTATCAGATAATGATGCTAAAATAAATGCTTATGACAAAAATTTATTAGATATATCATCTGCACATAAAGAAATAGATGCTGCAATTTCTGAACATCAAAAACTTGTGCAAGAAGTAACAGAAGAAGCTGAAAAAGAAAAGTCTAAGTTATCAGAGGATCTTGAACCAGAAGAGCAGGATTTAATGATTAGAGCTATTAACGAAGATCTTGGAAAAAAAGTCAAAGTATTAGATAAAGATTTAGATAGTGTTAAAGCTAAATATAAAGAACACTTAGATTTAGAAAAAACTTATAGTAAAATAGATTCAAAATATAATGAAGAACTTAAAAATGTTGATTCTAGAGAAGATGTAATTGACCTAAATATGCGGTTATTATTTAATTTTTTAGAGGGGGAAAAAGTTTTAGATAATGAAATGCTTCTTAACCTTAGAGAATCTTTAATGCCTCAATTTTCTAAAGAATTAGATTATATTGATACTTTATTTAAGTATAGAGGAGAAAGTAAAGACTATTTATTTGCTGGAAAAGAAAAAGGCTATGACTTAATTGATATAGATGAATATTTAAGGGAATTCCCAGATATTTATAATCAAGTTAATTTTAAAGCTTTAAAAGAAAGAATTTTAAGCAATGTTAATGATGGTATGCATTTTCAAGAATCATTAGATGAAGCAAAGTCTTTTGTAAAAGAACTCATTAAAGATAGGGGGGATATTGTTGGAGAAGATGTTATAAACTTTATAAATAAAACACTTGATAAGATTTTTACTGTATCTAATGAAGGGTTATTAAAATTTGAAGGGTTATTAAAAAAAGAACGTAAAACTAACCCTTTATATGATTGGATAAGAAAGTTTGAAATAACTATAAACGGAAGTACTCCTAAATCAATTTTTACTATATTACAAGAATCCTCTAATTTATTAAGAAGGAGTAGTAGTATTAATAATTATATAGTGGATGGATTTAAATTTGATGATATAGTAAATGGGATAAATATACTAAAAATGCTACAAGGAGTTGTAAATGGTATGACAGAATCTCCTATAGATTTAGCTAATCCTACAGGATTTAATCAATCTATTGCAAATTATTTAAAAAAACATCAAGGAGGAAAAAATGTAGAAAAATATGCAACTATTGATGGGATTAATTCTTTACATTTACTTTCTGATTTAGAATTATTAATTCAAAAATTAGAATTTATTAAATCATTGTCTGAAAGTAATTCTATATCTAAAAGTCAAGAACATAAGAAAACTAGAGAAACTTTCGTAACTACTATGTTATCTAAATTAAAAGAAGCTACTTTAGATTTTAATAATAAATCTATTTTAGAAGGTGCTTCAAATATACATACTTTAGATATAGAAGATGAAGACAAGTTACAAGAGTTAGAAATGTTAATGTACAATAACTTTAAGAAATTAAATTTAAATCCAGATCAGTATGAGGACTTCATAAGTAAAATATTTACAAAATTAAATTTTAATAGTATTTCTGAAAAAGAGAGTTATGGATTAGACCATAATACTAATAAAATTTCTGATTATGACTATTCTATTTATATCCTTACTAATTTAGGATTTCCATCAAATGTATTTAATTTAAAGTTAAAAAATGCAATTAGTAATGAGAATTTTAAATTTGCCCCATTTTTTGGACAAGAGTATGCAGCAAAAGTAGGGTACTCATTACACTCTAATAAAGCTTTATTTAAAGCATTTAAAAATGTTGTATTTAGTAAAAGTACACATGAAAATTTAGAGTATTATAATGATGGCTCTAATATTTTCTTTTTAAATGGAATTTCTGGAAGTGGTAAAACATCAGCATCTGGTCAATATATCCTTAGAATGTTACTAGAAAAGGATTTAAGCGCATCTATTTTAATTACTGCTCCCGCAAAAAGACAAATAGATACGATTGATAAATCATTAAAAAGCACTTTAACAAATAAAGAGTTAGAGTCTACTAATATAGAAAGCTTAGAGAAAGAATCTATTTTTGATAAATTTCTTAAAAAAGGAACTTATTTACAGATAATGCAAGAATCTAATGGTGGCAAAGTTACAAATCCTATAATATTTACTAAACCAAAGACCTCCATATTAACTTTAAATGAGGATTTAATAGAGTATAATAATTTAGAAAAAACAGATATTCCTAAAGCTATTTTTATAGATGAAGTAACTCACTTTAATAAAATAGAACTAAGTTTGTTAAATATGATAGCAAATAAGTTTGATATTACAATATTTACATTTGGAGATGAATATCAATTGGGCGCATCCATGAAAAGGGGGGAATTTATGATTCCTACAAATATTGATCAAATGTTTACTATTAATCCTATGAGATTAAAAGTATCTATTAGGCCAAGTAATATACATAAAAAAGATAATGCTAGTCTATTTGAAACTGTTATAGAAAAATTAACAGAGGAATCTAAAAAAAGCTATATAAATGAAAGGATTAAGCCAGAAGCAGAGTATTTAAAAAATAATGCTCCTATATTTACTTATTATCAAAATGCATCTGAAATTCATGGTGATAAAGTAGTAGATAGTATAACTAAGGAAGATTTGCAAATATTAAAAACAGCTCTTGAAAATGCCAGGAAAGACCCAAATAATTCAACAAAGAATTTAAAAATAGGTATAGTATCTGAAGATTCTGAATTAGACGAAGATTTTAAAAAATTATTATCAGATTCTGGTATAACTGAAGATATGTTTAATGTTTACACATATAAACATTTTGCTGAAAATACAGTTCAAGGTGTAGAAGAAACATATTTTATTGTTAGAGACATACCTTATGACAATAGAGTTCCACCTTTAAATTACATAAAAGCTTTATATACTTATGCAGGACGTTCTTTAGTTGGAAGTTTAATAGAGGACAGAGCTAATAATATTAAAAATTTAGGTTTTGTAAATAAAAGAGAGAATACTACTAATGACTATCCTTTAAAAGATATAGATATTGTAAAAGAAGATAGAAAGAAAGTATTGGAAAGGCTTACAGAAGGTGTTAAAATGCCTGATAACGAACTCCCAGATAATAAAAAAACTGGAAAAAGTAAAAAGACAGAGGAAGAAACTAAAGAAACTAAAGAAGCAACTTTTGAAGACCCTGCTGAAAAATTTACTGAGAAAGTAATAAATACTTTTAACTCTTTGGAGGCAGAAATTACTAAATCTACAAATAATCAAAAAGGAGGGGTAGAATCAATTCCAGATAATAAAAAAACAGAATTTACTTATATTACGCATTTATTTTATAATAGGTTTGGAGTAGCAAAGGATGATAGTGGTAATTTAAGAGCTTTATCTGGAACAGAAGATTTACAAATATTAGATATTGAAGAAGATGATATTATTTCAGAAAGATTAGAAAAAGCTTTTATTAATCTAAAAAATATATTATCTTTGTATTTAGATGATGAAAGTAAATTCAAGGAAAGTATTAAGAATAATCCAGAAGTTATATATTTTCTTCAAAATAGTAAAATTAAATTTAGTGCAAGAAACTTAAAAAATTCACAATACGCAGATGAATTATGAGGGTTTACTAGAAATAATCAAAATGAAAATAATTTAGTTTTATTAGGAAGTAAATACAATTCTGATATAGATATGGCCCAAAGAAAATTAAATGATAATGAAAATAATCATTTGAAAGAAGGAGATGCTTTTTTAAGATTAGCTATTAAAATAAATTCTAAAGGAGGAGCATTTTATATAACTTTAGGAGCAATGCCGAAGTATTCTACTCTTATAGATCCTTATAAAGGAGGATTTGATTCTAGTAGTAATACAGCTAAAAAATATTCAGAATTAGAAAAAATAATTGAATCTTCAGATACTATAAAAGAAATAGAAATTAATAAAGATGAAAAGAAATTATTTTTTTATACAGGTTTAAGAGTAGATCCATTAATAGAGGGGAATTTAACTTTAAATGATTTAAGCAAATATGGGTTAAATCACGGAGAGGTTAAAATATTTAATAGTAACTTAGAAGAAATAGTTAAAACTATCTATAGTTATGGTTTAAATAGAGTTCTCCCAGATATGAGTGAAGCTGATAAAATAAATAATGAGCCAGAAGCTGGAGACAGTGATAACTTAAAGTTACTTAGAAAATTAAGTAACTTTAAAGGACATCCATATACTATAGTAAATTTTAGTAATATTGATGATACAACTAATCAAAAAGTAATAGTTTTAACCCCTAATCAACGTAATTTTACAACTGTTTTAGAAGAATTTAATAAGATAGATTCTAAAAAAACTGATTCAAAAGTTTATAGAAAATCTTTAATTAGTAAATTCGATGGGATAAAAATGTTATTTACTTTACATAGAGATTGGGAAAAATCTGGAACTTCTGGAAAATTCTCTTTTGATGAATTTTTAAAAGATTTAATAATAGATAGAAAAGCAGCAGCCGAAATGAAAGGTAAAAGTTCTGCCACTTATTATCTATTTGATAAAGGCGAATTCTTTGAACAATTTCAAGATTTTATTAAGAAACATGGAAAAGATTCCTGAGAAGTTTTCCTGACTGATAAAAATAACTCTTTAAAAGATAATAAATTCTTTAATTTAGGTCTTATACTTTTAGGACATCTTAAAAGTAATGATTATAAAATAAATAATATTAAATACACTAAGGATGAAAAAGAAGTATTTTTTAATGAAAGAATTACAACTATTTTAAACGATGAAAATAACTTATTTAGAGGTAAATTTTACTATAGCCCTGAACCAATTGGAGCAGAAGGTGAAAATGTAAAAAATTTTACTTTAAATAGCCTTTTATTTAATCAATATGGTGTAAAAGCTGCTATAGAGATGCCTAGAGCACTAATAACTCTAGAAAAAACTATAGGCAGTCAAATAAATACTGAAGAAGCAGAAGTAATTGAAGAAATCCCAATTGAAAATATAAAAGAGGACTTAAAACAAGATAGAATTTCTGAAATAGTAGATAGTTTAGAAGATATTAGTGATGAAAATAAGGAAGAATTAAAATCATTATTAACAAGTGCTTTAGAAAATTTTGAAGTTAGTAAAGAATCAGAAAATGCCTCTGTAATATTTGAAAGTTATGATTCACAAGGAGAATACACATTAGAAGAAACTATAGATGCATTGTTTGACCCAATTGATGGTAGTCATGTACATTTACTAGGAGACAATAGTACAAACTTTGATATAATAGATACAATAAAAAAATGCAATTAAATTATAAATAAACAATGGCAAGTTGTGTAATAATAAATAACAAAATTCAAGAAAGTTTAAAAAAGAAATTTGATAGATTTGATGGATTATCTGAAAATTTTTTAGACTATGTTAATTCACAAAAAGAAACAATACGTAAATTTTACGATAAGTTTCCAGATGAGGAATTTCAACAGATAGTGAATGAATTTTTAAATGAAAAAGAGGTAGAGGGGGATAATAGGTTCCCCTCTATTTCTACATCTAATATAGTAGAAGAAGTAGCTAGATTAGGAGATAAAAATAATATAGGAGTAGCCCCTAGTTTCATTATTAAAAATGATAATTTAGGATTTCTTTTTCAAAAAGCACAATCTGGATTTGATTATTTTCAAAACTCTCTTAAAAGAAATGTAATTAAAATGGCATTCGTTAATAAAGAGAAAGGAACTTATGTATTAAATCAAAGTGATTTAAATAATTATATATTAGTATATAAAAATGAACTTTTTAATACATTAAAAAAATATATGAACAGGGAAGATCTCCCTAACTTATATAATGATGATTTTACTCCAAATATTGAAGCATATAATGAATTAATGGGAAGTATAGAAAAAGAAGGGCGATTAAAAAAATCTAATTTAACTGTAGACCCAACTAGTTTTGATGAAAGGACTTATATTCTAGACCCATATAATGCTATGATAATCCTTAATAATTTTGATTATTTAATTGAAAGTAGTTTTAAACAAATTATAGCAATTGATCAAAACTTTGAAGGAGTTTTAGAAAATGGATTTGATCAAAATAAATATAGCTTAGATATAGCTAGTATTCAAACTGCATTTTGAAAAAATGACACTGATGAGGCACATGATGCTTCAAAATATACTTCTAAAATAACACAAATGCTTTCTGAGACTATTCCAATGATAGATGAAGGCGGCAAAGTAATTGAAGGGGAATTTTTAGGCCCTAAAAAGCTATACAAAATTTGTGCATTAATTAAAAATGCAGAAATGGAAGCATTTGTTGATAACAAAGGTTTCACCCCTTTTATGTCAGATCCTGTTGGAAGATTAAAATTTTATCTTAAGAATAGACATAATTATCAAGGATTAAGAAGTAATGATTTAATTGCTAGAAGTTTATATAAGTATTTATATAACGATGATTCATTATCCGGAAAACAAGATATATCATTAGAAACAATTCAAAACAGTACTATTTACATGGTAAATGGGGATAAACGTTTTGAAAACTCTGGCAATTTAACAAATGAGTTGGATTTAATTAGTCTTTTTGCTTTTGAAATAGCTAAAAACTCTCCAGTAGAGTATAGAAATTCTAAAATAGGGGAGAGTAGTTCTGTAAACCTAACATCTCAAGATGAAGTAACAGGAATTGTAAGGAGTATGATAAGTAGTAGTATTAGAAATAATTTAGATTTAAGTATATCCGATAATCCCTATACAATTAAATATATTACTATAGGTGGAGAATCTGTGAAAATTGAAGATCTTTCAGATATTAGTAATTTATCTGGAGATAAAATTGATTCAGATGAATTTAAAGATTACTTCTGAAAAATATCTGGATTGACTTTAAATAAAGATTTAAAAGATGCTATAAATAAAAATCTAATTGGCGAGAAAAATAGAAGTTATTATAAAGTTATTATAGATTTAGTAAGACATATAAAACATGCCGCTGATTTAGAAGTAAAAGCTCTAATAAAAGATGAAAAATCTGGCGAGTATGAAAATTACTTTGATACTAATTTAATGGGAGATGGAAGTTATACTACATTTGCTGCTGCATTTGTAAAAAATATTCCTAAAACTATTTTTACTACTTTTGAAGATTCTAAGGGAAATTTAATTCCAGTATATAGATTAAGTAATATGATGACTAATGATTTATTTTCAATTAATGAATATGGATTTTCTGATAATTTATTTGCTAACAATAGGTCTTTATTATCAAATTATAAAAATAATAAATACGGATTAAGTACTGCTATTAGATTAGAAGGTTATGCCAAAGATTTAAAGAGCAATAAAAAAGCATCTGAATTTACTGAACAAGAATCATTTTTTGCATCTTTTTTTAGTGACTTTGTACACTCTAATTTAGATAGTGATACTTTTGCTACTCAAATTGCTGGATATTCTGATAAGAGTTCAATCATGTTGAAAATAATTAATATGAAAGGAGAGGTTCTTATAGATGGAGTTAAAAAAGAATTTGGCAAATTATCTACAGAAGAAATTTTAAAATTACACCAAACTTTACAAAAAGAGTATTATAATAGAATTACTAATAAAGTTATTGATGATTGGGAAATAGTTATTGGTAAATCTTTAACTAAGGGTAAAGAAAAGGAAGAAATTGAAAAATATTTAAAAAATCAAACTACAGATTCAATATATACAAGAATTTTAGAATTAAATAATTCTGGTGTTAAAGTTGATATTGTAAATGAATTGCATTTTTCTGTATATGATAAAACTCTAAAATTAAATAGAAATTTATTCTGAATGAATGATAATTTTTCATCAGAAGAAAAATTTAAAAACTTCAATAAATCACAACAAAGAATACATTTAGATAAAGTTAAAAAATATGACTATAAAATATTTAATTTAGATAACTTTAGAAATGGAGAATCAGAATTAACTACAATATTTCAAAGACTTTTAGGCTCAGACTATACAAAATTTAAAGAATTTACAGAATCTGAAGATGGTGATATTTCTACAATACATTTAGTAAAGAAAATAAAGGGAAATACTATAGAATATGGTGATTTTTCTATTATAGAAGATGGAGATGATTTTGAATTAAATCCATTATTAGAAAGATATTTAAGTTTAACAAATCTTGTAAAAGACCAATATTTAGGATTAACTGTTAAACACCAATATCTACATCCTGGGAAAGTATCTCTTTCAGCTACTATGGAAGAAGAAAATACAGCCAGAGTAACGGCTATGGCTAAACGTATGGTAATTTTGCCAGCAACTTTAGAAAATTATCAGCAAAATTTAATTAATGGTATCCCTAAAACATATAAGATTGCAGTAGTAGATGATTCTTCTCTTCCCGTATTTAATTACAATGGAAGTCAAAAATCTATTAATAAAAAAACAGGTGAATTAGAAGATAAGGATCAAGAAATACATGATGGATCTGCTTGGGTTAATCCTTTTATGTCTATTTTAGAACAATATTCACTTCCAGCTAAAGGAATAAAAGGAACTAAAAAACCTATTGGACATCATGCAGGAGATGGGTATGCTATGTTACTTAAATATGCACAATTTCCTATTACTAATGAATTGGTTAGAAATTCTAATAATTCAGAGTATTCTATGGATAATATTATGAAAAAAATGAATAATATTAATTGGAATACAAATACTCTTAAATTAGATATTACTAAAAATTTTATAGGAGGAGATTTTAAACCAAAACATGCTACAGAAAATCCTTTCTTTATACGTGGAGATAAGTATTATAAAGTAGAACAACTTTCTAAAAGCCCTTTAAATGACCAGCAAAAAAATGATTCTTTATATAGAGTATTATTAGTAGAGGTAGATGAAACAGGTAAGGTTAATAATGGTCAAAATATTGTAGAATTTCACACTATAAATACAGTTTATAATTTATGGAAGTTATATGGTGGGGAGTACTCAATGTCTAAAAAAGATGGATTATTAGTTTACTCTGATAGTTCTATTGAAACAGTAGCTCAATACATGAATAATGTAGGAGTAGATAATAATACTAAAGTTAGGGATAAGGTTTATAACCAAAATACTATAAATCAACCACTTAAAAACTCAGTTATTTCTTTATTAGCTAATAAATCTGCTGTAAAAAATGGAGCTACTAATGTAAATCCTTCTAAATTATTAGATAGAGATAATGAAGGAAATTTAATATACTCTGAAATAAGCACTGTAAATTTTGGAATACAATTAGATGCAAATCATCATGCTGATTATTCAGAATTAACTGAGATGTCTCAAGTTATATCTGCTCTTTCTGCTAATGGACATACAGCTAAAGAAGCTTTAGATGCTTATAATGAAATAGCTAGAATTGTAAAAGATGGATTAAAGAAAACTAATACATTTTTAGCAAATAAAAATATTAATGGCTTATCTGAATATGTTGCAAAGATTGTAATAGATGCTTTAAGAAGAACTGATAAAATAAGTTTAGCTCATAGTATAGTAGATCAAGTAGAAGCTAGTTTAAAAGAAGCATTAGGTGGTAAAATACCTTTGTCAAATCCTAACTTCTTCGGATTATTTACAACTACAATTCTATCAGATTTAAATAGAAGTGCCTTAAAACGTAAGTATACAGGTATTGGAGGTGTTTTAAATCCATCAGCTAAGATATTACAATTTTTTGAAAAGGAAGATAAATATGGAAATAAATTACAATATAATTCTACAGATATCTTTAACAATGCTAGGAAAGAGTTTAAATTAAATCCTGCAAAATTTTCAGGAGAATATCAAAAATATTTAATTAAATTACAATCTCTAAAAGGAGATAAAAATTTAGAAAGAAATATAAATAAAATACTTATTCAAACTTATCTCTCTTATCATTTTGCTAATAAACCAATTACTATTGATAAAGTACAATTATTTGACACTGTTTTAATTAATGGGATCGAACAAACTTTACTTACTCCAACAGATTTACAAAACTTTGTTGATACCTATGATGGAGTTTCTAAAATTGAAAAAGTAATATCTAAACCAAGAGATCTTAAACCAGTTGAAATAAGTTGAAGTGAGGAAAGTTTAGAAACTGATAATAATGAAGTAAAACAAGGAGTTGATTATGTATTTGAACAAAATCCAGAGTTAAAAAATATTGGAAGTCAACAACAATATTCTAAATATTTAGATACAATATTCAATACTCTTAATACTCCTACAATACTATATCATGGTCAACCTGAGATTTCAAATACTACAGCAAATAATAGATTAAACCTTTTCCAACAGTTAAGAGATAATACAATAACTGAAAAGGAATATAAAGAAGTATTAGAAAATGATGATAGTTATAAGGATAACCCAATAATTAAAAAATTAAGCGTTGATTATGCAGGTAAAAGTTCAAATTCTGGGATAAATCATGGAATTTTTTTAACAAATAATTTAAAAGTAGCTGAATTTTCAGAAAATAATAGGATATATCCAGTATTAGTAAATTTTTCAAAAGAAAGTAATGATTGGACTAATAACCACGATTTTGAGGGTAAAAGTGTAAGAGATAACTTTAAAGAATTTAAAGAAATTATTGATGATCATTTTGATGAAAATAAAAAACATGGGAGTAGTATATACGCTTCTCCTTTAATTATAGAGAATGTAATAGATAGTTTTAAAGATGACAATGATTTAATTGGAGACACAACTGTTGTGTTTAACCCAGATCAAACTCATATATTAGGGAATAGTCAAGATATAGAGGGGTTTAAAGAGTTTGTTAAATCAACTATAAAATCTAAACAAACCAACATCTGATTAACAGATGCTGTTAGATTTTCTACAAATCATACAATGATTTTTTAAAAGGCAAAGGTAAAGATAAAGTTGAAAAATTAACTAAAAGATGGGTTCAAAGAACTATGGAAGCTTTGCATTCTGGATGGAATTATAAACCCCTTAAAAATTACTTTATTTTTGATAATTTTGGAATTCAAGTAGGAGTAGATTTTAATAGTTATTTTAATGGAGATAAATTATCTGGACAATTAGAACAACTTAGAACACATGATAATTTTATATTAATTAAAAATTTTAATTTTAAAGAAGCAGAGTGTATACTTCCTAAAGTATATAAAAGTATTTTTGATTTAAAACATTATAATTTAGCTGAAATAAAGGAACAAGGGGTTAAATACTTTAAAGATAAATTAGAAACTAATTATTCATATTACTCTAAAGATATAGATATTTTCTATAGATTAAAGGATAAAAATATAGGGATTAGAATTGGAAAATTTGATAATTATGACCTTACTAATAAAAAGGGAATTATAACACAAGGAGTAAAAGTTAATCCTTTGACTAAAATAGATGAAGATTCTGGAATAAATTATAGAATTGATTCTAAAGGAAATAGATTATATGAAATGCCTAATGGAGCTCAAATTTATAAATATGGGGATAATGAAATTATGTATTTAGAAGACATTTCCTCTGTAGAATCCTTTACAAAAAGTATTAAAAATAGTTTCTCTAGTGTAGTAGTTTTAGGTAATAACATAAAAAATACAGAAGATTTAAAGACTTTAGTAACTATTGCTAGAAATAATAATAGTATTAATGCCTATCGTTCTTTATATGCTAAGTTATTAAGAGATATAGATACAAATGATTTAAAAGATAGTAAGGATTATTTATTTACAGAATTTAATAATAAAAGTAAATATATAACTGATATTGCGCAAGCTCAATATAGTTCATGACAAAAATCACAACAAGTAGTTTCTGCACGTATTCCATCACAAGCATTTCAATCTTTTATGGGGATGCAAAATATAGCATATTCAGAAGGCACTTCTAATGATATTTTCGTGAGTCATTGGCAACTTTGATTACAAGGATCGGATTTAGACATTGATAAAGCTTATACAATGATGTATTCTATGAATGACAATGGATTATTTAATAGTTGAAGCCCTTTATTTGATTATGGGAGTTTAAAAAAATTAAACCTTTCAGAAAAAATACCAATGCCTACCGGAAAGATTATAAAGTTATCTGCAACCCAAGAAGGGGCTATTGATATTACACACTATATATCAAAAAATAATACTAGTTATAATTTAGAGAATACTATAGATTTATTAAATATACTTAATGGTAAAGATATTAATAAAATTTATAGTTCTGTCCCAGATGAAAATAATTTAATAAATAGAATAAATAATCATAATAAATCTAAAATATCTAAGGAAGGTTCTAAAAACAGAGTTCTTGGTAATATTAGAGGAATTATCAATGATTTGAGAAATCAAGTTTCTGCATATTCTCCAGTGGATATGAAAGAATGGCAAGATCAAGCTAAAGCAGTTACTACTTCTACGGTTAAGTCTTTATATGATGGGTTATCAATTTTTGAAATACAATATGAAAACTATGTTGGAAAAAGTGTTGTAGGTGTTATGGCTAATGGTATTAAATCATTTTTCTCTTTAACTTCTTATTTAAATAATTACTATTTAGATAATGAAACTCCAAAAGTTACTGATAATGCTTTCTTTACTAAAAGTTTAATGTTTGATGGTAAATCCCATAATATTGTTAGTATGATTGGAGATACGAGAATTAAGAAATCTCAAATCCAAATATTAACGCAGATATTAAATGGAGGAGAAAACATTGTACTAGATGAGAATTCAGAAGAAGTGTATGCAAATAATGATGATGTATCTCTATTACTTTCCGCTCTTGTATCTTTAGCAACGGATAATGCAAAAGAACTTGCCCTTGCTAAATTAAATGCGGGATTAGAATTAGCTAGTATGTATGTTTACTTAACTACATTAGGAATTACTCCAGATATTAGTGCTAAGTATATGACAACACCACTTGTTAAAAGTTTATTAGAGCAATCTAAAGGCAATATTTTTACTGATGATAAAAAAACTACTTTGGATAGTGTAATGTATGCCTTAGAACAAGGGACTAAAGTAGCAGAAAATGATTTTAAAAAAGAATTAAAAGACTTACAATCTAAACATGCAAATTCAATAAATAATTTAAATAGAGAATTTAAATTAGTAAGTACACATGAAATTACTAAAGAGTTTGAGGACGATGAGGAAATCATCTCTATAAGTATTATAAATAAGACAAAATACTCTGCTTTATCAGAAGAGAATAAAGAAATTTATACAACAAGAAAAAATGAATTAGTCAATAAATTTAATTCAGATTTAGAAATTATTACTGGTGGCTACCTTCCTAAGCTAAAACAAGCTAAAATAGATAACTTTGATAAAGAACAATTTATTGATATATTTAAAGGAGCTAAAGAATTAAAAGCTTTAACTAGTTTATTAAAGGTAAATGGAGGAGTTAAAGCCGATATTTATGAAGTTCATACTATGTTAGAAGGAATGAAAAAAGCTTTTTATAGTTCTGAAAAATCTTTCTTAAGAAAAATTTCATATAAAGTTACTAATGATGAGAATTTTATTTTAGATGATAAGTTTATAAACTCTGTTACAGATAGAGTTTTAGAAAATAAACCCTATTTGAACACAGACCCTAATATAAAAGCGCATATTGCAGATGTTTTAAATAGAGCTTCAAAAGATAAAATAATTTTAAATAATTTAAATTTTGAATTATACTTTGAAGATAGTGATAAAGGGATTACATACAGAACTAATGTAGCTGATTATTATAACTTAATGAAAAATACTTTTAATTATTTTGATGTTATTAATAAATCTCCTAACTTCTTTATGATGTTAGCATCACTTAAAACTGTTGATAATGAATTAGCAGCTATTTCTGCTAAATATAATTATATTACAAGAATTGCCCCTAAAGTAATTGCTGAAAATAAACATAGATTAAATAGTGATACAAGAGAAAACTTTAGTTTAAAAGGAAGAGTACCTACATATAGTAGTAATGATATGAAAAAAAGTATTAATGTTGTAGATGATTTTATTATAGCAAATTGATTAAAATCTGAAGATGCAAAATGATTTAATATAAACTTAGCAGATGTTTCATCTATACTTGGAGATATAAAGATAAATTATTATAAAAGAGGTACTATAAGTAAAACTAGTAATAATAAATTATTAGATTTATCTACAAATGATGGAGTAGCTAGTTTTAAATATATCATGGAACATTATTTATTACCAGAACTTCTTAAAAATGGCGATTATAAAGATAATATGTTTGTTAAATATTTACATTCTATTCAAGAAAAAGTAAATAAAAATAACTTAACAAATAGAGGTACATCTTGAAAACTAGGATTTGATATGCGTAATTTAACAGATCCAACCCAAACAGCTTTATATTATAATGTATTAGGAGCTTTTAATGATTTGGCTAATAAAAACACTACTTTAAAAAATGTATCTGGAAAAGATATTAAATGGGGAGATATTTTATATATGTATAACTTAGTTATTAATAAAGATAGGTTTGGATCTGACAAGATGACTAAAATTTTTGAAACATATGCAATGAATGAAAATTCAATGCCGTATAAATTAAGTCAATATTACAGTAGATATGATAGTGGGCTATATGATAAAAATATAGATGAATCTCTTAATAATATCTCTGTTGATGATCTTCTTTTTAATCTTTATAGTGAAAATGGAATTTTAAGTTTAGATAAGGGAAAAAATATTTTATCTTTAACAGATAAAAATTATACTTTTAAAATTGATATAAATAAAGTAGAAAAAGCAAATTACTCTATATCTACAGAACAAAAAATAAATAAAATTATGGATTATTTAAAAAATAATGGATTTTTACTAAATATTAAATGTGATTAAACAATGGCATGTAAATATATTATAACTTTAAGAGATGGTGTCAAGGTAACTCTTGACACCACTCTTGATATACAAGATACAACTCTTGATACATTCGAGGAATTTATTAAATTACCTATTAAAAATGAATTATTAGATAAACTTGAAAAATTAAAAGAAAGTGGAAAAACAGAAGTATTAGTATCTGAAATCTCTGATTTAATTGAAAATTACCCTAAATTTAGTATAACTACTACAGACATTTCTGGTGAAGATAGTACTAAAGAAGTTGATAACATGCCTTTAAACAATATGTTATTTGATTTTATAACGGAATATAATATTAATGAAGATGACATAACAACTTCAGAAATAAAGTCTACTAAAAAAGATTTAAATAAGTCTTTAGATATAGATGAAATTATTTCTAAAATGTATAAAATACAAGGAAGTTATTTAGAAAATATAATTAAAGTAGTAGAAGACTCTAATAAAAGAAGTATTTCAGTAGAAGAATTAGAATTATTCTTAAAAACATCTAATTTAGCAGTATCTAATATTGTAGGTACAACATCTATTAATGATTTAATAGAAAGTGTTAGTCTCTTATCTGATGACGAAGATTCTTTTAAAAATGATTTTATTAAAACACTTATAAAACTAAAAGAGTTTTTATTAAAGACTGGTGTAAACATAGAAGAGAATAATGTAATTGCTTCTAATTTTGTAAAAGGAAGTGAAGATTCCTTTAATTCCCAATATTATAATAAAGGAAATCTTCTATTAGTAGATACATCTAATATAGAAGGAAATGACTATGTAAACATACTAAAAGGAGTTACTGATATAGCTATTAATACAGTAAGCAGTAATATAGAATTTATACAATCTTTAGGTTTTACTAATAAAAAAGATTTTATAGATTATATGAAAAATTTACCAAATATTTATAATCCTGGCGATAAAAAGCAAGAAAACTTAATAAGTAATATTGAAGAAGTATTTGGAGTTAATCCTGGGTCTTTACATAATATGTATGCACTAAGTAATAAGGTTGATTTACAAGAAGATTTAAAATTTTTAGAAGCAATATTTGATAAAAATGTAGATGGCACTGTTATAGATTTTGCACATAAAATTTATAATAAGTATGGAGCACTTGTAAGTAATTCTGATTTGTATTATACAGCCACAATAAAGGAAAATATTAATCCAGATATAAGAACATTCCCTGTATTAAGCCCAGGAGATCTTCTCCTAGTAAATATTGATTCAAAAAAACTTCCATTTGGTATAAAATATATTTATTTAGCATCATTTGAAAAAAATGGCATTATAAATCACGCAGTAATGTCCTCTAATGGAGAAAGTGTTATGTATGTTACAGATGATCAATTAAAATTTAAAGATGGGGATTCTTTAGTTTATAAGTATGCTAAAAACTTAACTGATACAGAAATTTCCATAGACCCTAATGAAGAAACAAATGAATCTAATTTTGACTTAAAAAAAGATTTTATCCTTATAAATAATAATATTCCTGGGGAAAAAACTGATAAATTTTTAAAACTAGATAAAACATTATTACAAACTCTAAAAGGGGGTGATGTGGTATTTTATAGATCTGGAAAAATGAAGTTTTTATATGAAGTTATAGATACCTTACCAAATGGAATATATGTAAGAAGGGGTAAAACTACTAAATTAATCTCCTTTAATGATAATATGATAGAGGGGATTGGTTATAATAAAGATAACCATTCACATATACTAGAATCTTTTAATAATAAAAATATTAAAGAAGATAGCAAAGGATATTATCAAGCAGAGTCAGGATATGTATTTAACTTCTTAGATAAAAAATCTCCAGATGGTATAGATACATTATTTAAAGGTTTATCTGTAGGGGATTTAGTCCTTACTCAACATGGACATCAGTATGTTTTGGGATTTGATACTACAAAAACTAATATATATGTCTTAACTTCTTCAGGAAAATCAGTTACTTTAAAAAGAGGGGATATTAATAATATTATATATAATCTTACTAAAAATAAAGGTAAATTAGTTACTATTAAAGAAGATTTAAAATCTTTAGAAGGAGCATACTCTGATTTTAAGAATAATACTTATGTAACAAGTTACTCCTCAGATAGAACTAAGAAAAATAGAAGCATATTAGATTTATCTATTTCTACTAATTATTCTAATGAATTAAAAAAGAAATTAAAGAAAAATGATTATATTATATATGACGATAAACCATTTTTAATAATAGATATAAATGCATCAGATGTTAAAATATACGATCTAAATAAAGAAATTTTATTTATTTCATTATCTGATCCAAAATTTACACATATTATAAAAGATTCTATTGACTTATCCCCTTTTACAGATAATACTGTACAAATGAATACAATTTTTGCTAAAACAAAAGCAGAAGCAGATAGATTAGCTTCTCACTTTAATGGGCAGGCTATTGTCAAAGAGGTAAGATATGTTAAAGATTTCCACTCTTCTACGACTACAGGATTGAATGGGGAAAAAATAACTGCAAAATCAGTTAGTGCTGGAGGAAGATGGGTAGAGGTTATTTCTAAGGAAGATTTAGATAAAGCTTATGCAAATCCATCAGAATCAAATAAAAAAATAAGAGATAATTGAACAGCATCTGGAAATTTAAAGACTGCTAAGGATGTAACAAATGGATATAGTAAAGAGTTATATGGAAAAGTGAATAAAATTTTTACAGTAACGGTACAAACAAAAGGTGGTAAAGATTATAATTTAAATAATATATCTGGAACTAATGCTGTATCTAAAGATATATTATCTAATATGGATATAAACAAATTTATGCAAAATGTTACTGTTGGTATGTTTGTAAGATTATCTACTCAAAATGATTTTAAAACTTATAGAATAGAGGAAGTAACTGATAAAGGATTATATTTATCTTATAGTTCAATAGACCATAATAATAATAAAATAAATTATGTAAAATTTGTCTCAAAAGAAGATATTACGAAAGGAGGTAAAGTCAATTTATTTAGCTTATTTATTCCTTTTACTTTTAATGTGGCTAATAGATTTATACCAGAATTAAAACCTACTACATTAAAATCTAAAATTCATACTTTAACTTTAACAGAAGGGAATAATATACCAACATTAGCAGGAATGAGTGAATTTTTATCTTTTAAATTTGGAGTTAAAATAAACATTATAAGTCAAGGGGAATTGGATAATGAATTTGCAAATAGAATTGGAACTAATGATGCTAAAGCATTTTTATTAAATGGGGAAATTTATGTAAATAAAGATTCTGCTAGTATATTTGAACCTTTACATGAAATTATGCACCTAATAATGGGGACTATAAAAAGAAGTAAAAGAGATTTATTCTCTAAATTAGTCTCAAATATAACAACTCATAAAGACTATGCTGAATTTGCAAAAATGTCGGGATATGAAAATTTAGCGGAAATGGATAAGTATGAAGAAGCATTTATACAGATATTTACTAAAGATATTGAATTAGGTTTAAAAAATAAATTATTTGATTCTGTAGATCTAGAAAATGCTATTAAAGATGTCATAAATAATATGTTTAGTCTTAAAGCCCCAACAAAGTCTACAACAAGCAGTGAGTTATTAAAAATGACTGGAAATAAGATTATAATGGAATTTGGAAGTAATCTTTTTAATTATCCAAAATTATACTATAATAAAAAATATTCAGAAGAAGCTATAAAATTAGCAAGTTTAAAAAGAGAATTATTAGAAGAAGGAACCTTAATAGAAGAATGTAATGCCTAAATGTAAATATAAATTTAACACAGAAACAGGTAAATATATGTCAGAGATAGCTCTTGACATATATTTACGAAAAACTTTTCAAAATGATTTTACTGATGAAAATTTAAATACTTATTTAAAGAGAAAAGATAAAGAATCAATAAAAGCATTAAAGAATTCAGTTGTATTTAGTCTGGACACTAATAAATCTGCTGATAACACTGCTTTAGCTTTTAAAGCTCTTGCTTCTTCAGCAAGAAATCAACCTAAAGGTAGTCTTATATCAGTAGAAGAGTTAATCACTACTCCACTCGATATAAATTCTAATAAGAGGTTAGTACCAGAGTATATAGAAGAAGAGCGTTTAAAACATGAGCCTGTACTAAATATTAAAGCTGGTATGGTAGTTTTAAATAAAGAGGATATTTCAAACGGAGTAACTCTTTTAGAAAAAGCTACACAAGAAGTAAAGAATACTATTGAACATGAAAAAATACTCCCTCTATTTGGAAATAGTATTCATAGATTATTAAATATAGTACTTACTGATAAACTGGGTTTAAAATCTCCTAAATATAGGGCTGAAATTGAAAGATTAAAAGATGAAGAATTTAAAGAAATGTTATTATTTAATACTACTTCAGAGGTTAATATAGAAAAAATAGTCAATACTACAATTCTTGACTTGTATAACCATTTTTATAATTCTTATATTTCACAAGGAGGTAAGGTATTATCAGAAATGTCAGTTTTTTATGATCAACCTAAATTATTAGGGAAAAATGGTGTTGGAGGACGTATAGATATTATTGCAATTGATGCAGATGGGTTGGCACATATATATGATTTAAAATTATCTACTAAGCCTTATGACCAATGAAGTACTGCTAAAAAATTTCATACAGACTATCAATTAGCTGTATATAGACAAATACTAGCTGCTAATGGCTTTAAAACTCAATTTTCTCCTTTAAAAATATTACCTTTATATATGCAATTTGGTAATATTTCTTCTTTAAAAGCACCTACAACTCCTGAAATTAGAACAGCAGGGGCAGCTAACTCCCCTTTAAACTACTTAGGCGGAGAAATAGCAGAAAAACTTAAAGTTTTAATCCCATCTTATATTACTGCAGAAACTTTAAATTCTGATAAAGAAGAACAGATTACCTCTGACTTAAATAAATTAATTGGAGGCTATGAAATTAGTTCTAAAACAGTATATAATGATATAGAAGCTATTTTCAATAAATATTCTAAAAAGAAAGATGCTAGTGGTAGATATTTTTTTACAAATAATGACACTAATGAAATAAAATATGCAAAAACTGAAGAAGAATTAAGAGAACTTATTAAAAATTCTATACAATCTCAAGAAGAAAATAAATACTCAGTATTACAAAATTTACAACAATATCTAAAGCAAGTTATAAATGACAAAGTTTCCCCAGATAATATATTAAATACAAAAGGTGATAGTAATAAGATAAAAATTAATGATATACTTACTACTAATTTTGAAAAATATACTAAAGGGGGGTGAAAATTAATAGAATTAGATGCTTTCACAAAAACTGGGATTTTAGCTTTTGAAAATATTCAATCAGGTGTAATTGAATTTGTAAGTATTACAGTAAAAGATTTAACTCAAGAAAACAAATTAGCTATTGGAAAATCAATTTTAGGTCAATTTAGGACAGATTATGAGATAGAAAAATACCAAAACCCAGTACTATCTGCTACTAATGCTAATTTAGAAATGTTAAAGGTAATAACAGTAATTAATACTATGCCTGAAATATTTGAAAATAAAACTTTAGGAATGATTAAAGTTATAAATTATGGGCATGGTCAACAAGATTTTAGTAATTTACAAACTCTTGTATCTAATTTTAATATGCTTACTAATGAAGCAAAGATAGATAATAATTTTTTAAATGGAACTATAAAAATTACAGATCCAATTCAATTTATAGTATCAGAAATGAACAGTATTATAATGAATACTGAAAATAAAAAATTATTAGATGGAAAAGGAATAGAAAGAGTAGATTTAGTAGATATGAAAATTAGCAATCTTTCCAAATTATTAACTAATTTAGAAGATCAATTTCCATCTCAACTTAAAAAAGGTCTTACTGATGGAATAGCTTTTATAACACCACAAGAACAACTATATTTTTTAATAGCTAAAGCTATAAATTATTATAAAGGTATTGACATAACCAGTGATACTAATTCTCCAGAATGAGGTGCAACTTTACAAGATTTATATAAATTATTAAGCGCCCCATTTGCTTATAATAGCACAACTAGAAACTCTCAAGGTATTAAAACAGTTGGGCTATTACAAGGTTTAAATTTAACAGCAGCAGGTGCCGTTCAATCTCCTATTATTAGAAAATTATTTGGATTTGTTGATGCTTCTTTTTTAAAATTAAGAGAAGAATATTTAAAAGAAGCAAATGAGATGATAGAAAGAACTAAAAAATTATATGATTCCTCTGGAAAAACACAATTTAATAGGGCTATTATAGGTAATAATTATGATATACATGATAACCTAATAAGAAAAATGGGGGATGGGATTTCTGTAGACCCTAGAATGCTATTTAAAAATCCTTATGATTCCGACACTATACTATCTCCAGAACAATCAGATTATTTGAAATTTTCCTTATGACAAATTAATAAATTTTTAATACATAGTCTAAGTGAAGAAGAAAGAAAACTATCTTATAAAGATATTCTTAAAAATGAAAAAATTGCAGAACTTATAAATGATTCTGACAGTGTTTATTTTCAAGTGCCTTTAAAAAGAGCTGGAGATTTTAAACGAGGAAAAGAATTTTTTAATAAATTAACAGTAGAATCTGTAAAGAATCAATTTGTGCAGAGATTTAGTGAATTTAAAGATTTCTATGATACAAGAAATTTTAGTGATGTAGAATTAGATGTAGCTAATACACAGTCAAATAATTATACAGAAATGTATAATACTTATGGGATGTCTACACATAAAAGAAAGGAATTTATAGAAAAACAAAAAATTGAATTTTTTGAAACTAATTTAGATATATTAGCATTAGATGTATCATATTCTGCAATAAGACAAAATATAATGAATGATGTACTTCCTATAATTAAGTCAGCTACTATAGAAATAAAGTATAAAGCTAAAGAATCAGGAGAAGATATATCTAATCTTCTTAATGACATTTTAGATCGTACGAAAATTACTATTTTTAATGCCCCTATTATACAAGAAGAGCTTAAAGATGTTGCAAAGGTTATTAGTGTTGCTAGAAGTGTATCTTCTAAATTAGTAATTGCTGGTAGACCTATATTGTGAGCAAAAGAATTAACAGTAGGATTAATTCAAAATACTATAAGAGCATGAACCAAAGTTTACGGAGAAGATTCTTTTGATATAAAATCATTAGAGAAAGCTTATGAAATTATAACTATATCTGGGATTCATAAATATGGAGATGTGTTTAAAGGAAGTGGTGATTTAGCAGATGTAACTTTAATAAATGCTTTAAATAATTTTTACGGTGTTGCTAATAATGATATAAACATGTTAGTAGATAATACTAAAGTGGATAGAACAGGTATTAATGGGGGATTAAGTAAAATGATGTATATTTGAAACACAGCTCCAGATTTTACTAATAGAATGGCACTATTTATAGCTCAGATGATTCAAGACAAATGTTTTGATGCACATACATTAGATAAAGTTGGTAATTTAGTTTATGATTTTAATAAGGATGAAAGATTCTTAGAGTATACTAAGAATAAAAATAATTCTAATTATACTTCTGCAGAGTTCCTTAAACAACGAGCTAAATATCGTGTTATGTTAGAAGAATTTATTGTGGATGGGATAACTAAAGAAAATGGGGAGCCGTTAACTTTTGGAGACGACTTACCAAAAGCTTATACTACTAGACAAAAGAAAAGTATTAAAATGTTTGCTGATACTACTTATGGATTCTATGACCATGAATCTAAAACAAAGGTAGATCATATGTTTCAAGGACTTGTTTATAAACAATTTTCTACTTTTTGAACAGCTAAATTAAAGTTATGGACTCAAACTAGAACTAATCAGACTGACCAAGGGAGATTTAAAGAAGCAGTAGAGGATGGAACAGGCAAACCTTTATATAGAAAAGAAGTTTATGATGCTAGTGGAAATTATATTAATACTATTTTCACAATAGATAATGAAGGAAGTACTTTAGAACCAGCTCTTGTATGAGAAGGAGATTGACAAGAGGGATTATATTACTCTTTAGCATATACATTTAGGGATATTTTTAAATTAGATTTTAAAAATGTATTTAAAGATAAAAGACGTAATGGAAATTGTATATTAGCCCTCAATGATATATTAATGGGTAGTTTAGTACTTTATTTATTAGATTTATTATTCACAGGGGGAACAGGCAATGTTAAAAAAGATATTCCTATGGATGCAAGACTTCCTTATAATATTTTAAGTAAATCTGTTAAAGAGTTTAATCCTCTTACTTCTATTTTTGGATTAAGTTGAGAGCCTAGTTTTTACAAAACTATGTTAAATATTCAAAGTAAGGGTTTAGATGTACTTACAGGAGATAGAAGTATTTCTAACTACATGATTGGTAATATTTCAGCTCTTAAAGATATTCCTGAATTGAAACAATATTTAGAGGATGGCAATAAAAGTAATGGTGGGTCTTCTGGAGGTGGAGGGGCTACTTCTAATTTCTAATCAAAAAAAATACCCCACAAACCAATTAAGGTCTGTGGGGTATTTGTATTTTAAATTGTCTTTTCTAATTGTCTAGCTAATGCAGCTCTTTTTTCTCTAGCACGTCCATCAGATCTTTCATAATGCTTGTCAAATAATTTAGCTAATTCTCCTACATCATTAGAAGATTGCATTTGTCTCCATGCTTCACCATTACTACCATCTTGACCGGTTTGTAATTCATGTACTAAAAATGATAACTGCCCTTCAAATGATGAAGCTGGTAGTCCTTTATTTTTTAAGAAATTAAGCATATTATTTTTTCTATTTAATCTCCATTGAGCGATACCAACAGCTTCTTGTCCTTTCCCTAATTTAGTATCTCCAATAACTGCAGTATTTAAACCTGATTCTACAAGCCCATTAGCGGTTATTGCTAGAGCTATTTTTTTACTCAAACCAGATTTAACCAAATAATCAACTGCTCTTTTAGCAGTGCCAGTTTCTCCTTTAGATATATTTATTCTTTCTCCACTATTAGTTACTTTAGGAGTTTGAGTAGTAGTAGGGGTATCATATGTACTAGTAAATGGAGCTTCTATTGGTTTATTACTAATAATAGGTGAGTCAAAATTTAATACCGAAGGTATATCTTTATATCCTGGAGTAAATTTATTTCCTTCTGTAGATATTTGTGTAGAACTTAATGTAGGATTTACTAAATTTAATAATTCAGAAGAATGATTAGGAGAATATGTTTGTAAATACTGTAAGTAATCATTTAAATCATTTGTTTGTTGGTAGTCCATATTTTATTTTATTAATTTGCATATTATTTCTTGCAAATATACGAATAAAATTTAAAATAAAAGCCCGATATATATTAAAAAAAAATAAGCCCAACCACGTCATCACGACGTAGTTGGGCTATCAAGTTTATAAACAAAAAACTTATATTTTAATTAGGGTTATTCCCCTGCATATCTTACTGATTTAAATATTGTTTGAACAGGTATTTTATCTTCAGAATATCCAAAGAATTTAACTGTTGCCATTAGTCCTACTAAAGAATCTATATTATCCACATAATCTTGCCGAGTTTCTCTTGTACCCATTGGCTTAGCTTTAAAAGCTTTGCCTTCTTTTGTTTCAAGAGTAAAACACATATCTTCTACTGGACGTAGTCCTGGCTCCCAACCTGTAATTTTAAACTCATCATCTTGATATGCTTTAAGCTTAATCATCAAGATACTAGAACGTTTACCAATACCATATGGTTTATTTGGATTTCTCATTACTAATCCTTCATAGCCTTCTTTTACAAATTGATCATGTAAAGATTTTATTTTCATATATCCAGAAGCTAAGTAATGATCAATTACTTTAAATTTATCTTCATTTTGTAAAATAAATTGTAATTCCATTAATTTTTCATATCTATCTTTAAAGTCTTCTTGACTATAAATATCATAAATCCAGTATTCTAGTACATCACATCTATCTTCCCATTCTTTTAAACGAGCGACTCCAGATAATCTTTGTAATGGTACTCCATGTGCGTATAATTCACCATCTAACATTAAAGTTGGGTTTAATTCAAACCATTGTAATAACTTATCATTATTTCTAAGTTTTAATGTGGGAATATTATATTCTCCACCACCTCTACTTGCTGATAGAATTACTCCATCTTTATAATAGAATGTATTTCTTACTCCATCTAATTTTCTACTACAATACCATTCTTTTTCAAATACATTTGTAGATACTTTATCAGATGATACAGCAAGCATTGGCTTTGGTATTCCAGATTGATCAGATTTATCATCTTCTACTAATTGGTTAATATCTAATTCATTTAAATCAGTAAATAAAGTATCTGTTAAATCATCTATTTTAACATACCCTTTATCTAAATATTTTTTCAGTTTAGAGTTATACTCTAATTCTGCTTGTTGTATTGGGGTTCTTTTTGCTTTTCCTTCAGTTATTTCAATAACTGGTTGCTCAGACATCTTACCTCCTAATTGTCCTGTATATCGTTGAATTGAATAAACTTTACCATCTTTCTCACACACCATTCTAACAACTTGTACTTTCCCTCTGACATTCCTCGCCACTAAATAATTTTCAAATACTCCTACTGCCATTATACAAGTAATTTAGATATTGTCTCATTGTAAAGAATTGTACTATCTTCTACTGAATCTATATTATTTTGATATAAATTTAAAGTAAGCTTAAATATTTCTGTTGTAAAAATACTTTCTTTATAATCAATAAAATCCCAATAACTATTTATTGTTGGTGGATCAATTAAAAATTTTAAATTCTTAATTATTAATTTAGTAATTTCAGGCGGAGTCAATTCTGCACTAAATTTAACTTTTAATAAATACTCAAAGTTTTTAGGTTTATTAGTTATTAATGATATACATAAATTTTTATATTCTTTAACATAATGTATACTTAAATCAATTTTAGACCCTAAGTATATATTTTCTAATCTTTCTATAAGTACTTCTACTTCACCTGTTATATATTTATTCATTTTTTTTATTTTATATTTGAACTTCCAAACCCACCTTTTCCTCTACTTGTTTCATCTAGATGTTCTACAGTATTCCATTCAATTAAGGATACTTTTGCTAAAACTGCTTGTGCAATTCTATCACCTTGTGCTATTTCAAATACTTCATCGGATAAATTCATCAAAATTACCCCAATCTCCCCCCTGTATGAACTGTCACAAGTTCCTGGTGAGTTAAGACAAAATACACCTTGTTTAAGTGCTAAACCACTTCTACTTCTAATCTGAATCTCATATCCAGGAGGAAAACTAGTATATATACCAGTTGGAACTAAACATCTACCTCCAGAGAATACTAACAATACTTTTCTTACATCATCCCATGCACATCCAACCATTAAATCTTCAGCTAACCCATTAGAGAAATTAGCACGAAGATCCAT